GATTACTCCCACTGTATTACTTTAGCAAGGCATCGTTCAGCTTTACAGTAGCAGGTAAGACAAATATGTTTCTTATCAAACTTCTAATGGACGAGGTAAGAAGGGTCGAGTTGAGTAAAAGAGAGTGCTTCAAGTGCCCTAACGGAGGATGTGAATGAAACTTCTAATTGATGGAGATGTAGTGGCCTACGTATGTGGGTTCGCCACTAATGAAGTCGCTAGCTTTAACATCGTGAAGAAGGTTATCACGAACAAGCTACAGAAGATCTGTGATGTATGGGGTACGTATGACTTCGACATCCTCTTGACAGATACGGATAGAACTGCTAACTTTAGACATGACCTAGCAACAATTAAGCCTTACAAAGGTAACCGTAAGGGAGAAAAGCCTAAGTGGCTCCCTAAGATACGGGACTACCTTGAGGAAGTATACGGGGCTGAGGTCATCACAGGCAAAGAAGCAGATGATGAACTAGGTAAGAGACAGACAGACGACACAATCATAGTGACAATAGATAAGGATCTACTTATGGTACCGGGAAGACATTATAATTTCTCTACTGATAGAGTATTAGTAGCCTCAGACCCAGGTCACTTACAGTTGATCACTAAAGGTAAGCATACAGTAGTCGTGGATTCTGAGGGAGAAGAGAGAGTCAAGACTACATACAGACATACCCTAAAGGGAGTAGGGTTTAAGTGGTTCTGTGCTCAGTGTTTCTTAGGTGATAGATGTGATAACATCCCCGGCTTAAATAGGTACGGAGATAAGACAACATATAATCTACTACGTAAGATCAATACAGTAGATGATTTGTGGTCACTGACTATGCAGGTGTTCCACGAGAAGAAGAAGCTAGATCAGTTATATGAAGTGGCTCAACTCCTATGGATGGAACGAGCTGAGAATAGTTTAATCGGGGTATGCCTGGACAGGATTACAGACATGCAATATGAAACAGAAAGTGAAACAAAAGGATAGTATTATGAAAGACGATAAAGACTTCTTGACAGAATTCAGAGAAGATCTACAGGATCTTATTGAGCAAGTAGATATGGCTGACAATCTTGAGGATTTAGAGCCTAACCTATTAGCCTTAGTGTCATCTAGGTTATACGCTATTGAGCGTGAAGTGAATATGGAGAGTTACTAATGCTCGATGATAGGGATTATAACTATTCCTCTAACGTAGCAATGAACGCACAGAGACTTTGCGGTAAGTATGACTTCGCTTATACTACGTACCCATGGAGGTGCAACCTACTAGAAGAGTATTATATCAAGGCCCACACCCACCTTAGCCGGGCTGCGACTAAGGTCATAGATCAGAGATGGGAAGCAGCTATGAGTAAACTACAAGACAGGGGGGATATCTAATGTTAATACCCGGGGACATAGTCCAGGTAATGAATCTTAATCGCGCTGATGTAGGCCATGTATATGTAGTTAAGGACATACAGAATGGTATCGTCAACGTAATGAATGTTGATACGCATATAATGCATGTCACCGATGTAGCACATGTAGGAGTAAGCAGACCTTATGGAAATGAACAGTAGGAAAGTAGAGTGGAAGAGATTTTCTGGTACATTGATAAGGGACTTGAGAGATATAGGGGCTAACCAGGTATCGGTAAGTGTAGTACCAGTAGCTCTAGGGATGAGTATTTCCGTTACAGTGAATAATTTCCACCAGCTAGAGAGAATAGTCTCAAAGTTGGAGTTGGAGCAGTTGTATGTGTACAACGCCCAGCTGGTCAACATGGGGAAAGAGATAGTTTTTAAAATGGGGGGAGCCATACATGGGGAAGAAGAATAATTCATATAATACTAGGGTCACTAAAGGTGGCATAGTATTTGATAGTAACTTTGAATATAAACTATTAACAGGTACCAACCTAGAGGCATTCGGTAAGTACCACCCCGGCCCTATTAGCTATAGAGTTAATAAGGTTAGGAAGTACCACCCTGACTTTGTACTGGAAACACCTTTCGATACATACTACCTTGAAGCTAAGGGTAGGTTCATATTCAGGGCAGACATGAACAAGTACTTAGATATTAGGGAGAGCTTGAAGCCTAACGAAAAGTTAATCTTCATCTTCGAGAACCCTAAGACCCCTATCCCAGGATCAAAGCCTAGGAAGGATGGAACTAGATTAAACAACGGGGAGTGGGCAGATAAGGAAGGATTCACTCACATCACCATGGCCCAAGTAGATGATTTTATTAGTAATCTATAATCCAACTTGCGTTACAGTCTCAATGGACTAGGCTTAAAGTAACAGATTAAAGATGGTGAGCATTATGTTGAGATGGTTAGAGAGTTATAAGTTAGTATTGGCAGCCCTGATAATTGTATTATTAGCTGAGTCAGTACTAACGGGGATACTACCCCATACTAGGGGATTCCTATATGGGATCTTAGAGACGAAGGTAGGGCCTGTGTACCTAGCACTAGCCTTCTATGCATTGAACTACTTTGTCATAGACTTCTTCCAGTCGTTCAAGGGATACTTTGTCCTTAGAACTTCTCTGTTTAAGAGAGAGCACCGGATGGATGACATACATGGTAAGGTTGATGGAGACGTAGAGAACGCACCGCAACGAGTACAGGAAGATATTAAGTTAAGTTACTTGTCACGTATTACCGTATGGGCTGAGTACTTTGTAAGTGGTACCATCTTGGTACAGTTACTTGCATTTAACTATGATGAGCCTATACTTATAGGAGCTGCATTAGGTTATGCAGGGATCAGCGTATTTATAGCTATGAGGTTTAACCCTAAGCTAACCTTCGCTGAGAAGTCGTCACAGAAAGCAGAGGCTACATTCCGGTCTAAGCTAGTGGCAAGTATTACAGACTTTAGTTTCTTAGGTACTGCTAATAAGATAGTACGTAAGGCTGAAGTAGTTAGAACACAGTATAAGTTATTTACAAAGCTACAGATCGCTGTAGTTATAACACTACCTTATGTTGTATTGATTCCTGGCCTCATGGCGGGAGACTATGGACTTGGTCATGTGATCAAGCATCAGGCTACCTTTGCCCTTATAGCTGTTAACGCGGCTATCTTAATCCAGTTTTATACTGAGTTAGGTAAGGGACAGGCCAGTGAAGAACGTGTTAAAGAAGTTATTAAACAGGAGAAGTAATCATGTTAACGACATTATTGAGTGTATCATTAGTAGTAGCGGCATTGTTAGCCATTGAAGCCAACCACCGAGCGGGTGCTTTAAAGAAGGCTATCTTATCAGCCAGAAGACTTAGAACTTTGAAGAAAGACATAAAGAAGGATAATATATAATGATTGATCCAGTAGCATTAGGGCTAGTAACTTTAGCAGGTTTGATAGTATTAGGTCTTCAAGCACATAGAATGCTTAAGAAGATTAAGCTAGCCGAGGTAGCCCTAGCAGGGTTAACCATGAAGGTACTAACTGACGATATTAAACGTAAGGGTGGTCGGGTTATCTCAGTGAATTCTGCTGAAGACTTAGATCGCTTCATGGCAGAAGTCAAGAGATTGGAGAACACAGATGAGAAATAATGAACCCAAGATATTAGTCTATGATATTGAGACTACCCCAGTCCTGGCATGGATCTGGCGATGCGGTGAGCAGTATGTAAGACACGCTCAGTTACATGAGCAGTACAACCAGACTAAGATCATTTGTATTACTTACAGATGGATGCATGAGAAGAAGTCACATGCCTTGATCTATAACATACGTACTCAGTGTGATAAGAAAGTATTGAAAGAATTCTCTAAGTTAGCCAATGAAGCTGACATCATCATAGGTAAGAACAATATCAAGTTTGATGATAAGCATATTAACTTTAGGATCTTCCAGCATGGACTACCTCCTATCCAGGACTTGAAACGTAAGTCTGATGATTTAGAGCGGTGGATGAGGAGTACATTTAATATGCAATCATTTGCATTAGATTACTTTGCTAAGCTGTGTACAGGTGAAGGTAAGATTACCATGGGCTTCCAGGATTGGATAGACATTGTACTACATAAGAACCAGGAGAAACTTGACAAGATGGTTAAGTATGGTCTTAAGGATGTTGATGATACAGTAGCCTTGATTAAAGAAGTACAGCCCTATGTGTCTCCTAGACATAATAGAGCAGCATACTCTAACACCGGCCACGCTTGTACTAACTGCGGTAGTAAGAACATCCGTAAGAATGGTACCCGAGTAGTAGGAAGTTTGCGTAAGCAGGCGTTCTATTGTAAGGATCATGGCGGGTTCGCAGGCTATGCTACGATTAAGAAAGATGGGGAGTTGGGGAGTATGGCCCGATGACCAAATTATTCGTAAGGGATAGGTATGAGCAGGATGCTACTAACATAGAGATTACTGTAGGAGCTAGACGTGCTCAGATCAGAGCTGAGGAATTCAATGACATAGATAATGTCCTGGAGATGGGAGCCACCAAGTATGGTAACCTTAATTGGCTACAGCCTAATGGTATGAAGTCCAGCTTCCATGACATGCATATGAGCATGACTAGGCACTTGACAGAGTCCTTCATGGGCGTACGTAAGGATGAGGAATCAGGACTAGATCCACTACTTCATCTAGCAGTACGGGCATTGATGATGTATACCTTGATTAAGAGAGGGACTAGAGCGAACCAGTGCCATCACTACAAGGGGGATATGACAGCTCAGATTGACATCATTTCTGATAAAGAAGGTGGTTAGTATGGATAATAAGTTAGAGGTAATTAGAACTGTGGCAGTATGTGTAGTCACAGTATTACAAGTAGTAATGTTGCTACATATTTATGGGGTAATTTAAGATGAGTATTGAGACAATATATAGGGTAACGCACGGGGATCCGGGGTATACTAAGACTGAAGACCACTATTCGATGCATAACGCTATCATGAATGTTATGAGGGATCTGAAGAACATGGGGCACGACCTGTCAAAAGCTGATATGCTGCTAGAATTTGAAAGGTTGATTACTACAGTAGAGATTACCAAACTTGAGAGGATAGTATAATGAAACGTATAGAGAAGATGGTGTACTTAGCCGGACCTTACAGTCATAGGCTTAGACGAATCAGGACGAAAAGATACATGGAGCTGACTCGAATCTCAGCGAGATTACTAGAGATGGGTATCATCAACTTCAGTCCTATTACACACAGCCATAACCAGCAGGAGTTCTTACAGAACTTCGATACTGGCTTTGACGATTGGCGTAAGAATGACTTGGCATTCCTGAGTAGATGTGATGCTATGTATATAGCTATGATCCCGGGATGGGATAAATCTTATGGGGTGGATTAGGAGTTAAAGTTCGCATTGGCTAATGGGATTGATGTCAAGTATATTCATCTTGTTAAGGATGGAGAGCTACTGCTCACTGAGAGTGAGTTACTTCCTTCTAAACTGGTAGTGGATTACTTACTTCTGAATTAACAAGTCTATCTTAGTCTCCAGCCTGTGGATATCTTGCCGCAGGTCATCGTGCTGGGCCTTAACTACTTCTAGCTTAAGGTCTATCAGCCTCTCAACCTCCCGCCTATCAGGTGCCCCGAGCATCCTTTGATTAATGGCTCTTAGCCTCCACTCGTAGGTGATGATCACACTAAGCAACACACCCACACTGGACAATACTTCTAACATTACAAACCCTTAATCTCTGTTATTAATTCTTCTAATTTCGCAGTCGTACCCTTAAATCTAGGATCCTTGGGTACGTCTCTAAGTCTCTGAGCTTTAGCATCTATAGCTGAGGTATCCCCGCCAGGTTTACGTGACTCACTGAGTGCCTTAGTATCTAACCCTTCTAGCTTCTTATTTCTAGCTTCCCTGATTAACGCTTGAGCAGCTACAGGGTCTACCTCAATAGCATTCCCAGTATCGCGCCAAGCGTTCCTAAGTGCCCTATTTGTAGGTATGGTATTATCAGGTACCTCTCTGTGAGAGACTACAGTAAAGCCTAGCTTTGCTATCGCTTCCTCTACAGTCCCCTCGACCAGTGTCATAACACTAATCCCGCCATCTTGTCTTTTAAGTATATATTTCATATTATTGATCTCCAAATCCTGCTATCATGTAAGACACAGGGTCTTCTGCGCCGGACGCTAGGTCGAAACACTTGTAGGTACATGTCCCAGCTGCCTGGGTAGTTAGCTGTGTTGATGCTGTCGAGTCAGTATCATGAGGCAGACCCGTGGCTATCCAATTTGCACTACTAAAATCAGTCGCAATAGTAACATCCAAGACCCCAGTGGCGGTATCTACGATACTTGTTACGTTATAAGAGGCATTAATGTTGCCAGCTGCATCTGCGTGTAGCCAGAACTTAGCCGCACTGTTATGGTAGTGTTGTCGTCCTGGAGAGACAGTCGTCTCTGTACTCGTACCAGCTTCCATCTCTGCTTGAGTAGCGATACCGCGTGGTATACTTGTGATTGCTGTATTAGCCATTATTTAGCCCCCTTGGGATGTCTGGTCTTTATCTGATTGTTACGGGTGACTAAGGCATCTATGCCATTCTCCACCAAGTATTCTAATTGTTTCTCTACTGAGCCGTATTCTTTCTTTCTTGCTGCCCGTACTTTATCTTCAGCTCTCTTAGGAGCTTCCGCATCGTACCGAGCCTTGTCTATCTCTCTTTGCTGCACTTCTGCTGCGGTACATTCTGCTTCTTTACCGTTTACTATCTTCTTCATTAGCTTGATCTCACTCCGTATAATCTAAAGTTACCTGATGCTATGTTTCCTGATTCCATTAGGAATTGGAAGGCATCTACGTCTGCTGCTGATATTCTCCTGCCCGCACCCGTGGTGTGGTTACCTACTGTAGAAGCATCACTGTGGACTATTTCCCAGGAGATATAGGTATAGTTAGAACCTGAAGGTTTGTAGAGAGTTATCACCCCTGACCCTTGTTCGTTACTAGCATTACCCGTAGCCCCTGTCATCCTTATAGCACTAAATGCATCGTCTCCGATGACCTGATGATTCGGACTAGTTGCCATGGTGATAAGATGGGCGATATACCCGTAATCACTGGCACCTGAGTCATAAGAAGACCCGTTGTCTGTACTAGTTCTTATCCAAAAATCCTGTGCATCATCCGCTCCTATAACATCCGTAAAGGTTAGGACGTATGTTTCATAGGTGCTAGTCAGCCCTGTAAAGTCTACTGAAGCACTTGTACTGGCCGTAGCACTTGCAATCAACTCATAGTCCGCTGTAGGCGTAGTCCCTACTGGATCAATACCCCTGTATGTTAATATGTAACCAGCCGTAGTAGAGTTCGATACTAGTAAAGGTTTGCTTATCTCACCTTGTGTAGTAGTCTCTGTGGCTGTTAATGCTCCTGCTGTGTCTGGGTCTAGGAAGTATACAGTATTAGCTGTAAGCCCTGATAGCCCTGTAATGTTACCGCCTGTCTGTACTGTGAAGTTATCTACGTCAGCTACTGCACTTACAATACCCACGACCTCTGCATTAGCTGCACTGTCTGCTTGGGCTTTAGCGTAAGTATCTGTACCACTTAATCGTATAACGTCACCTACAGATAATCCATGAGTAGTCTGGTTGACGTCTGTTGAGGATCCTGCACCGCCACCTGAAGCGTCTTCAAAGGTAGGGGCTACTCCTGCTCCTCCTGAGGTTAACACTTGTGCGGCTGTACCTACGGCTACTACTGTGGCAACACCTGAGGAACTCCAGGTAATCAACTCACCGTCTGTACCATCATTCAACATGGCTACATCAACTGCTTTAGCTGCTATCGTGGTAGCATTGCCTGAGCTAGTAACATCTCCTGTGAGGTTAGCATTAGTAGTAACTGTACCTGCTGTCAAGGAGGCTGCGGTTCCTGTAAGATTAGTAGCTACCCCACTGGCAGGGGTGCCTAAGGCTGGGGTTACAAAGGTAGGGGATGTGGCAAATACCAAAGATCCTGTACCTGTCTCGTCACTGATACCTGTAGCTAGTTCAGCACTAGTACCTGTGAACGTATTATTAGTTAGATCAATACTCTTATTAGTTAGAGTATCTGTAGAGCTAGTAGTGACTAAGTTGACACCTTCCACCGCTATCTTACCGGCACTAACTCTAGTGACTGTAGTATCTGTAGCACTGCCTACGTTAACCGCAGTGAACTGAGGACTGTCCCCCGTACCTACGCCCATAGATGTCCGTGCAGTTGCTCCTGCCTCAGCTACGACTGTAGTACCATTAGCTACATAGAATGTTCCATCTGTATAGTCACCTATAGTGCCTATAATAGAACTGTCATCAGCTAAGGTTAAGCCATCTCCTGCTGTATTAATAGCAATATACTTACCAGCTGTAAAGGCGGGTATGCTAGGATCGAATGCTGTGATATCTAAATCACTATCGAACTTAATAGACCTGTCAACTTAATCTTTAGTTAGCTGAGCTTCTAAGGTTCTCTTATCTAAATCTGCCTCTACCGTCTCTGCTGGAAGAGCACTATTCTCAGTGTAATCTGATTCCTGCTGGTAGCTAGGGTTAAGCTCTAGTAATAGAGTCTCCCCTGTAGCTGGAGCCGTCACCATAGTAACATTGCTGCCACTGATAGTATAGTGGGTGGTCACTGTCTGTACCGTAGTCACCCCAGTGCTGTCCACCTTTAGTGATACTTTTATGTTAGTACTAGTAGACAGGAACGGAAAGGTAACTGCGAATACTGTAGTACCGTCATCCCCGCTGTATTTGTCTGGGGTATAGCTTGCGCCGATTGTCATTATCTTTTATCCTCAAAAACTTGATTCGTTAAACTTTGTATATAGAATAGGTTCATAAATGGCATTAGTCTTAGACCAGCCTTTACGTCCCCTTGTGATACTTTACCGTCTGTTAGACGACCTACTGTATCAAACATATCTTGTGGCATACTTAGTGAAGGGCCGAGTAACTGTCCTTGGCCGAACTTACCTACATACCTACGGGTCTTATCTCTTGAACCCATGACTGCTGTATCTAATAGAGCAGTACCCATGAGGCCCATGACACCAGATCTACCGATACCGTCAAGTATCATTTGATCCACGTCTTCCTCTGGGTCTCTTCCTGCTATCATATCCTTGATAGCTCCTGAAGCACTTCCTAAGGCTACTAACATCATTAGTCCCCCTAGTACATTCGCATCTCTACGTTGGATACCACTTAAGGTAATCCTATTCGTAGCTGTAGAAGCAAACGATTTAAACTGGAATAGCATCTTGCCTACGTTAGTTCTCTGTGCGAATAATGGAAGATCTCCCTTACCCGGCTTTAAGATCACACTTTCTACTTGATTCTGTATGAACTGTGAGAACTGTTTCTTAGCTACCTGATCATCCCATAGATGAAGATTGGCTAAGAATGATCCATCTCTTTCTTCTGTGTATTTATCTATCTGCTTTAATATACCTGGGATCTCAGCATCGCCGATACCTCCACTAGCAAATATCTCTCTTTTCTTTTGTGTTAACTTACCTTTGATCTTAATACTCTTAAGATCTCTGATAGCCGTACCTAGGGACACTTGTCCAGCTAGTCGTCTATTAGCGTAAGTCACATAAGTAAGACCTGAAGCCTTACCAAATTTATCTGTTATAATTCCTGATGCTCTAGTCCATTCGTTTGCTAGAGAACCATACTGATCATCCGTACCACCCAGTGTTCTAAGGATACTATTCATCTCTAACTCAACACCTATATCAAGATCCTTAAGCTGGGCTGCTGACATATTAGAAGACTTAATACTTCTAAGCATTGGTAGGTAGCCATCTCTTAGAGTAGCTCCTAGGCCCATTCTAAATGGAGCCATTGCTAGCTCAGGCATCTGAGACCATGCTGATCCACCTAATAGTCTAGTGAACTGGAATGAAGCTAATGCATCAAAGTATCTGTCTGTTCTCTGAGGCTTGCGTAATGTACCTGTAATAAGGGAATACATATCATCTACTAAGGTTAGGTTCTTTTGGAAAGCCTCGTTAGACTTCTGTCTAGCTCCTACGCCCTTTAACGATTCCATGATCTGATCCTGCTCAGACTTCATAGACTTCTTAAGGTCAGCTAGGCTTGTGTGGCCCATTCTTTGTAATGCTGCCTGAGTCTCTGCTATAGCTCCACCGCGTCTTACAAAGTTAGTAGTTAGCTGTGAAGCATCGTTGACTAGGAACTCTTCTAGTACGGTATCAGGGATATTTAATGTTCTTGATTTAGTGAAGCTACCTGTAGACTTGACACCATCTACGAAGGTATTCATCTCCATAGCTCTGTCGCCTTGACCCATGATATTATCATATGATTCTATAGCTCTTACTTCAGCTACGTCATCCCCTAACGGGGTAGTTCTTAGCTTACCATCCTGTGTATACTTATTGAAATGAGCTGCTACCTTACCTATGAAGGCCTTACGTACGCTGATGTCTGTCATCTTAGCTGTATCATATGCTCTCATTAGATAGTTACGGGCAGTAGTAGGGTGTACATCTTCAGCTAAGGCACCTACTTCTTGTAGTCTCTTAGTGACTTTGTCCATCTCTCCACGTAATAGTTTAGCTGCACTGTTAACCTGAGGTAGATCATCTACTAGGGTCTCGTCTCTAAGGACTCTACTTGTTCTGGTTTGGAAGTCTTTATATTTTGCTCTGTTCTCTTTACTGAATGTGGTAAGTCTATTGACCCCTTTAAGGCCAGTAGCTTGTCTATATAAGTCATCTACTTTAAATTGAGCTGAACCTAACTGAGCTTCTAGTTGACGGATAGAGTTTTCAGCTACATCCCCCCTAGCTATACCAGATACATTCTTCTCTAATATCAGATTATGCATAAATAGATTATTAGTGAACTCTTTAACTTCACCTATGTTACTAGTTACTCCCCTTATGATCGGAGATTGTAATCCTTCAATACCTAGTCCTGAGATACCTTTAGCTAGGTTCTCATTAATATGTGCTAATCCTTCAGCTCTTAGTTTGCCCTCACGGGTACTAGCAGCACCAGCAGATCCTTTCTCACCTGTAGCTGTATCCTCTACTATTTGATCTAATATGTTCTTATTCTTCTCAGTATTAGCTAGCTCAAAGACAGGCTTACCATCAGTAGATACTAGCTGGCTATCACCCTCAACAAACCCACCTTCTTCTTTAGTGAAATTCTTAGATGATTTAATGTCAAACCCTTTAGTCTCCAAAGATCTCCATAGCTTAGCTGCTGAGGTAGATACGGAGGTGTCTGATACTAGGGGTTGTCCATTTTTGAAGGCATGTCTAGCACTCTGCATATACATAGAGGTGGCTACACCCTGTCTTCTGAAGGGCTGACCTACCTGAGAGTTGACTACTTTCATACCGTCTGGGGTAAGTTGCGTCTCTACGGTAAAGGCTTTCTTCTCTGCCTTAGTACCTAAATGTCTGTCAGTCTCTATGTGAGACTTCTTAGCTTCTATGAATAATCCGTTCTTAGTTGCTTCCACGTCAAACTCTGATACGTCTCTAAGTACCTTAAGCTCTGCCCTAGACACAGCACCCTCTACGGAGAGCTTGCCACTGGCGGATACTTTAACCTGTACGTCTTGTCCTCTTAGGGAGTTAGATATCTCTACACTAGCTGCTGATCTAGCACCTTTAGATAGAGCACCTACAGCACCTCCAAGGACGCCCCCTAAGACTGTTTCAGCGACTATGTCTATGACTCCATCGGTAGTAGTCCGAGTCTCTTGAGCTGTCTGTAATACGCTCTCACGGGCAACACCTGCTGTGAAGCCAAACTGTGCTCCTGTACGCAACCCTTGAGTTACTCTAGCACCTGTAGCGGCACCTGCGGCTATCTTAGCTACTGGGATCAATACTAGAGGGTCAGCTATACCGGCTGCTAAGGCACCCACTACACTGCTTATACCTGATGATCTACGAAGGACGTCTAGGTTCTGTTGTTCTTTATCAATACGCTCTTTGATAATACGGCTATCATCAGCATTGTGTATGTCTATGAATCTACCGGCAAAAGGCTCATAGCCTACTAGGTTCTCATCTGATAGACTGTCAAAACCTAGCTCTTGCTCATCAGAGATACCTTCTCTGGTAGCAGCCTCGTATGCATTAGATACTGTATTGAACGCCTTGAAGGACGCCCCTACAGTCTCACCAAAGCTAGGGATCTCCCCTTCAGGAGCTTCCTGTTGATTCGTAGACTCAGCGAGATCAGTAGCACTAGGTGCTTTCATCTGATTCTCGAAGTCTGTGCTGTTAATAATACCCATACTTATTTACTCGCTTTTACTACTTTATCTGTTAGTCTGTCGAATGATTCTTTGATAGTTCCTTTTAGTATGCTTCTGTTAGCGGCAATCTCTCTTGCGGAGAATACACTAGTTACTGGAGCATTAGGATTCTTCTCTAATTGTGTGATGACTTTCTTAGCTTTAGTTATACCTGCAAAGTGAGCTAAGTATAATTCCCTAACACCTGGTTCTTTACCTGTGGCTTTCTTAAGTGCCTTAGCGTTATCTCTTGTCAGTAATCCACCCATGATAGCGTTAGCTCTTGGATCCTTACGGTCTCCAATGCTGATACCATGTTCCTTACCATACTTCTCAACCATATTGGTCCAAGTACTATTAATGAATTGGAACAGTCCTGTAGCTGAACTAGTCTTAGCCTTAGCATCTGATTTAAATGCTGACTCTACTTTAGCTATAGCTCCTAGGATATTAGCATCTACACCTGAGATGTCTGAAGCCTGTGAGATAGCTTGACGTACTGGGGCAGGTGCACTAGTCAATGATCTAGGTGTTGCACGAGCTTCAGCGGCAGGGGTATCTTGGAATATGTCCGTACCTAACTTGCCTCTAATCTTCTCTGCTGTATCTCTGTCTTCTCTAGCACCTGATACTGCTGTATCTAAAGCACTACGGTCTACTGCATTAGTGTCTGGTGACC